GCCGCTTGGCAAGGGCTTTCCAATAAAGCCACCACAGCCAACGGGCCGAGCCGATGGAGAACGCGATGAATAATAGAAATAGGCCAAGAAGAATTCCGTTTTCTTGCCAGAAGAATAATATAGCTGAGAGCATGTTTACCTTAGTTTAAAGTTAGGAAGGCTTCTAGGCTGGTATAGGGCTCAAAGAAGCTTCTGTTTCGACAGTTATGTTGTGGATATACTTCGCCGCGCCCGGCTTGTTGCAGTTGAACCCAAGTTGGCTTAGCGCGGTGAGTCCACGTACGGCTCCGTCGAAAATGTGGGTCGATAACTCGTCCAAAGAAGCTTTCCGCCACTCGTCTTGCTGCGCTTCTAATACTTCGCGGCCTTTGATCATGTCCGGCGAATATTCTACGTTTGGCACGGTGAACAGCCGTAAATTCATGCCGATTTGGCTGATCTTTAGCGCGCGATAATTGCGAGCTCCTTCTGGAGTTAGGGTGATAATCGTCTTTGTCATTTTTTCTGTAAGTTAAGTGTTAAGCGCAGCGAGCGGCTGTGGCCAGTTTTGGTTGGGACGAAGTTTGTAAGCTGGCTGAATTTTTTGTCTGCTCCGGCGCGGTCGTCTGCTGTAAAGGTGAAGCCTTTCAATCCCCATTCAGTAATCGCGGGCAGGTATTCGCTGGGCGGGACTGATGCGCCTTCATAGTCAAAGCCGTTGTGCCTTTGGATTTCGATGACTTCAAACCCGTACCATTTTCCCTGCGGAAGGCGCGTTTTTTTTAGGATGGCGTATCTGTCATTCCGGTTGAGAACTTCAAAAGTGAAACCGTTTTTCGTGAATTTTTGTGGGAGCGGTCTCATGATGGGATAAGCTCTTTCCGGTAAAGATTGAGGTTGCGGTTGACCAGCTTTAGTTGGTGTGCGACTTCCACGAAGGCTTGGATCTGCACTAACATATCGGGGTTGTGTTTTAATTCTTTCGGCTTAGCGCTGCTCAAGAACAGAACCAGCTCAGTTAGCTCTTTGAGAGCTTCATTGTACGAACGTTGGACGACTCGCGGGACAAGAGCTTTTGGCTCTTCTTTTTTAGAGGTAGTATTTCTCATGACAAGATAAAGAATAACTGACTGCTTGTCATATGTACACAAAAAAGTGAAACTATTTTCATCTTTCCTCAAAGCCTTATGGGGACGCCCAACGCCATGTCCGCTTCAATCTTATGGGAGAACTCCAAAGCTTCTTTCATCCGGGCCACAAATCTTTCAGCTTCCGCTAGCGTTGCCGGTCCGTGGGATTCCCAGAAAATCCGGACGTGGTTTCTTCGCTCTGTCTCGTCTTTGGCCCAAACGTATACGCCTACGCTATTTCCAAAATAGATAGTCTTAAGCATTCTTTTTTTCTGGGAATTGAATGTCTGCCGGTTTGTAACCCCAGCGCTTAAATGCGCTGGCTAGTCCGCCGGCTTTCCGCCCGGGGTTGCCCGCTCCAGACAAGCCGCCAATCTTTCCGCGAAGGCTGGCCATCTCGGTGACAGTGAACTTGCCTTCGCCCAGCAGTTTTCTTAAACGTTTGATTTCTCGTTCTCGATCTTTCGGTGTCCAAATAATTTTAGTCATAATATGGAAATTTGTCTGGCGCAGAAAGGATGGGACTTAGCTGCGCCAGCATGGCTGTTGGGGAATTAGTCTTCTTTGTCCGTGGCTCCGAACCATCCCGTGAGGATGTCGTCCCATTGGTCGGCGCCGCACGTGCGGGCTACGAAGTCCTTCACGTCGGGCAGCTGCCGCATCTCGCGGAGCTCTTTACGAGCCGCAGTACGATCGGGGCCCTCTTCGATGGCGTTGGTGATAAACCGAGCCAGCGAGCGGATGCGCCAGTTGTACGGGATTTTTAATGCGGGGTTGCGAGCCGGCTTGGGCTCGGACGATTTTGACGGAGCTGCTTTGGCGGCGATGGCCGCGGTCAACTTCGTGTCGTCTTTTTCTTTCTTTGTCGGCGCTTTGGTCTTTGCGACTTTAGCGGCGACGGGGGCGTCTGCTGGGGCGTCTGCTTTAGGGGCAACCGCTTTCTTTACTGGCTTTGTGCTCATGTGTTTATTTTGTAGGTTGTTTGCGTGTTGTTTAGTTTTTTCTCTTCTTATCCACGCCATAAGAAGAAATTTTAATCGCCAGGATCGTTCCGTCCGGGCATGCGACTTGGATCGCGTTGGGCGGAATGCTCTTGGCCGCATAAAAACGGTGGTGTCTTCCGGACTCCCAGTTCCGGTGAAGGCTCTCGCCCTTGGTGAAGCCGTACTCTCCAGTAGATGGGTTGGTGCAAATAAGCACCAGCCAATCAGCGGGAAGATAACCGAGGGGAAGCCGGTTGTTCTCGTCCATCACACTTTCGAAAGAATCGGGTATGTCTAAAAATGCGGACGAACTCATTTGTTAGTCGGCGTAGAATTTCTCATGATTGGTGTAGTATAACTAACTGTTTGTTAGATGTACACAATTATTTTTGGGAATTTTCAGTTTCTTCGCACTCGGCTTTAATCCGAAGGAGTCGTTGCGCTCGAGCATCTTCTAGTCTAGCGGTCTCTGTATCCTCGAGTTGAAGTGGTTCGCCGTTTTCTTTGGGAGTCTCTTCAAGTGCTGTTTGGTTTTTCTTAATGATCCGTTGAAATGAAGTCATGGGATTTGTACCGCCAACGTACACGAGTCGGCTGGTATCCTCGTGTTCAGCGTCTTCTACTTCTGGGAAAAGTGGAGACAAGACTTTTAAGATGTCAGGCGCTAACACTCCGGCTTTCGCTTCAGAGATATTAGACTCAGCTTCAGCTTCGAGTTGGTCAAAGTGTTTTAACATCCGCATGACAAAATGCTCCATGCCTTCTTTCGGATGCCGGTGTTCTTCAAAAAAGTTAAACTGCTCATCGTCCAAAGCTGCGGCCGTCATTTCGGCGTTTTGCGTAGCGAGCCAGACTTGCCTTCTTATGCCTTGGACGATTCTACGCGGGTTTTTAAGATCCCGCAAACGTTTTTTGAAAGCGTCTATGTGCTCGCGTTTACTTTGCTTGGCATTTTTTTCTAAACTTTTTTCAAGGTCTTTTGAACTGCGCACGTCAAGCATAGCATGCCGGAGTTGCAAAATTTCAGCTTGGGCTTGGCTTCTTTCGCTGGCTTGTCTAGAGATTAACTCGCTTTTTTCAAGCGTATGCTGCAAACGAAGCTGCATTAAGACTTCCTCTTTGCCTCGGATGCTCTCTGTTATTTCGGCCGGGGTAGGCCCGAGAAGCTTTAAAAGGTCTTCGACCGGCTGAGTTCGGTTAGGGTCCATGGCGAGTTTTAGCTGGTTTTTCTTGCCATAGGCTACTTGAGCTGGTATGAATTTACTTTTTTCTTTGGCAATTTCGCACTGCTGCGCATGTTTTTCTATAGCATGGCAGCGAGCGAGATCCGCTTTTTCTTTAGAATGCTGTATGACAAGCGTAAGAAAAGCGGATCTTTTAAAGTCGTACGCAGCTTTCGGGTCCTCATCAAAGAACTTTCTTGGCTTATTTGCGTGCGGTTCAAGTGCTTGATTTGCTGTGGGTTGTAGACGTTTCAATACGAGTTTTTTAGTAGTTTTCATTGGGTGGTAGTGTTTATTTTCGACTGACAGTCTTGAAGTATACCATAAAAAAAATAATTGTACATTACTATTGCTATGGGGGTATACCAGGTTCTACCTATCTAGGTACTATAACCCCTATTGCTGTATAATAATTTTTTCTTCTCCTGTATTATATTCTATTGTTTTTTATTGCTTCTTAGATTGGTTAATCTTGGTTTATATTTAATCTTGGTTAATTGTTAAGGGAGGTTAATTGTTAAGGGAGGTTAATTGTTAAGGGAGGTTAACTAATTTCAGTTTCCGTTTCCCGAGAAGCCAGGTATGATTTCGAAGCATGCAACGTAGATTCATCATCGGCTGCGACCCCGGAAAGAATGGCGGGCTAACGCTATGCGAGTCGGTAAGCAAAAAGAACGCTGCGATTCGGACTCGCGTTGTTCGAGGGGAAAACATGTTAGAGCATTTTGCCGAGAGAGATCTTGTTGCGCTTTTGAGCGAGCTGTTCTCGTGTTCTCGCGTCCTCTTTATCGAGCAGGTTCCGACGTTTGCCGGGCAGGATCAAAGCGCGGCTCGAATGTGCGTGCTTTACGGGAACTATAAATTCATTTTGGGAGCAGCCCAGATGTACTCGCTCGAGCATCCCGATTTTACCGTTAAAGAGCTCTCGCTGCTCAAGTGGATGAATCAGATCATTCCGCAACGTGAGAGAAGCCGAGACCGCTCAGAGCGCAAGCATCAACTGCAGCGAAAAGCTCAAGAATTCTGGCCTGAATGGAAGTGGACTCAAGCCCTGTGTGATGCTCCGTTGATCGCTGAAGCTGGTATTCGGTTAGAAACAGCCGACGAGGAGTCATAAGGTGCAATTGTTTCTTCGGGTATGGTAAGACCGTAGAAACCTTTCGAATGGCTCGATTAAGGGTTCCATCCATCTAGGCTATTATTCGAGATCTTTTTTATTTTACATCTTTACGAGAAAAGGAATAACTTTCTTTATGAACAAGCGAACGAAATGCACTGCTAATGAGAAAGAATTCTGCCGCCTGATTGTCGTTAAAGGCATGACGCAGTATCGAGCTTATTGCGCTATTTTTCAAGACGAATTGAATGCTTATTGCGAGAAACGCCCAGACATTAAGCGGGATGTCCGAGCTTCTAGCGCAGCTAGCCGAATCCTGAAAAAATGGTACGTGATGGAATACGTAGCGAAGCTCGAGAAAAGCTTAGAAGAGATGGGCACTCGCAAGGCTTTCCTCTCACTTGAAGAAAAGCGGAAATTTTTGGCTGATGTCGTGCGTACGCCAGTCGGGCAAGTGGATGAAGAATCCCCATTAGCGCAGGAAATTCGGTACGGGCCAGATGGTTCCACGACTATTAAAATGCCTGGGAAGCTTAACGCTATCGAACTCGACGCTCGCTTGCAGGGTGAATTCAGAGATTCGATGCGGCTCGAAGTAAGCGAGAAAGTCTTGGACTTCACAAAGGCTTTCAAATGAGCGACGGCCGTCGGCACAACAACTTTGGCCGCCCGCGCATTCCTGCTGAAAAGTTGATCCCCCTCGAAAGGCAGCGCGAGCTTGGTATGATCTCAGCCAGCGAAGTTTACTTGCAACACGCTTATCGGATTCGAGAGGCTCACTCGAAAAGCGGTGATGTCTTCGGTCCCGCTGAGTATATCTTGCGTAATTGCTCGAAGAAAACCCCGACCGAATCAATCCGCCTTACGATGAAGGAAGCAGAATATGTTGTGTGGCGTTACATCCAGTATCTGCTCGAGATTGACGAATATCAAGCAGCGGCGGTCGTCTGCTGGGGCCCCGAGCTCTTCACGCCTGAGCCGCATTGCACCCAATTAGTGTGGAAAGCTTTGAGAGAAAAAAGCAAGAATCTCGTGATGGGCGGCGGGTCGTTGTCGAAGAGCTACTCTGGCGCAGTTTATTTCGGGCTAGATTACTTGCGTGATCCCGAATGGACTTGCATCAAGGTGATGTCGGTTACTGCTGCTCATGCTGTTACCAACATCTTTGCGCACTTAAAGAATCTCTTGCAGAGCACGATCGTCCCAGTTCCAGGGCTGATCATCAAGACAGAGTCCATCCGGGTAAACAACGATGATAAGCAGGGAATCCACCTCGTGTCCATTCCGACGGGAGATGATGGGAAAGGCCGGCTGCGCGGTTTCCACCCCGTGCCCAGACCAAAAAAGCATTCTCGGTTTGGCCGTTTGTCTCGCATTGTGCTCCTGCTCGATGAAGCCGAAGAAATCCCAGGCGGCGTGTGGGAAGATGTCAACAACGTCTTGCTCACAGAAGAAGCTGATGACAGCCACGTGAAAGTGATGGCCGCGACGAACCCGAAAGACCGCTTAAGCAAGTTCGGCCAAAAAGCAGAGCCAAAGCATGGGTGGGCGAGCGTGGATATTGATATCGACGAAGGCTGGGAAAGCACCGCTGGATGGAACGTCGTGCGGTTAGATGGTGCTCGATGCGAGAATGTTGAACAGGGCAAGATTGTGTTCCCCGGACTTCAAACGAAAGAAGGCTTCGATAATTTACTGCGTTTGGGAACGGACAACCCCGAGTACTTTACGATGGCTCGCGGGTGGTTCCCCGAAGACTCGGCGCAGGTCGTCATCATTAGCCCGAGCATGTTTACAAGCATGAAGGGGATTTATTCGTTTTCGGGCCCGACGATTACTGCCGGCGGGATTGACCCGGCTTTTGAAGGCAATGACTTGATGCCTTTTACCTGCTTGCGAAGCGGAGTCGCTACAGGATGGACAAGCCAGAATGGAGAGTTTCACCGGTTTGCGAGCGAGCGGCGAGTCATTCAAGTCGAGCAGCAGATTCTCATGGAAAAGAAGGACACGCTCGAGCAAGCGCGGGCTGTTATCCGTTTAGCGAAAGATTTCGGAATTAAGCCTCGTTGGCTCGCGACTGACCGCACCGGCAATGGGACTGGGTTGCATGACGCTTTGAAAAGTTTGTATGGACAAGAAGTCTTCGGCATCATGTTCGGGTGGGCTCCCACTGATACGAGGATTCTTAACGACGATAGCGAAGTCTGCTCGGAGCGGTACCACGACATCATTACGGAAATGGCATTCGCTTTTCGAAAGTTCGCAGAAGCAGACCTTATTAAGCTCAACCCAGCTATCAGTTGGAACCGCCTCGAGAAGCAGACAGTGACTCGTCGGTACAAGCAAGTCGGAAGGGGGATTTTACGCCTTGAAAAGAAAGGTGACTACAAAAAGCGGCATAGCGGGGAGAGCCCAGACAACTTTGACTCGTTGATTGTTGCAGTTCATGGTGTGAGAATGAACGAAGGGATGAGCGGTGTCTTGATAGAAAACCCAGTCAAGTCTATCGTATCTCGCGAGCCTATCCAGCATGGGATTGTAGACACACTCGATTTCATAGACTTTTCTACACAGTAGTTTTAGGTTTACAAAGCCCGGTAAATGTAGTTTGGATGTTAAGTTATGAGTCGCGTTATCGAGTCCGTTATCATGCCAGGTGGATGGCACAAGCCAGAAAAAGACCGCTTGGGAAGAGACGGTATTACTGTGCGAGCAGACACATACCGCCAGCTTATCGCGGCGATCATCAAGTTTCGCTCTGATAATATCATCCCCATCGGTAACGTTGAGTCGGAGCTCGAGTCATGGCTTTGCGAAACGTATCCGCATATGTGTCATCAAGTTTATGGCGCAGAAGTCTCAATTTTTTTTGAGCGCGGGCCTTCGCCAATTCAAGAAATCACGGACAAACTTCTTCAATGGCTGGATAGCCGCATCAGAGACCACTCGGTGAACAAGCTTGAGCTTCAGAGTGAAGCCCGGCGCCGTGCAGAGATTTGCTGCAGCTGCCAGTATAATGTGAACTGGAATTCAAATTGCGGAACGTGCTCAGAAGCAGTAAACCGCATGAGCACAATTCTTCGCTTCGGGAATGATGTTCATGGAAGCGATAAATTAAAAGCTTGTCAACTTCTTGGCCACGAGAATCGAGCGGCTATTTGGTTAAAAAATGAAAATGTTGGGTCAAGCCCAGATCTTCCTAACTTCTGTTGGGCCCGTAAATGAAGCTTACTCATGTCGCTGTTGAAAGTTTAATTGACGCCGTAAAAGCTGCGACGAAAGACTTTTTAGTCGGAGACCCGATAATGACTGACAAAGCTGAGAGAGAAAAAAAGATGTCTATTTGCGAAAGTTGCGAGTATAGAGACCATATTCAATGCACGATATGCGAATGCTCTACTCTCGGAATATCCATGATCCGCTCGAAGCACTGCCCGAAAGGTAAGTTCTAAGCTATGAACTCGACTGCTTCCGATAAGATCGTTGACGCTGAGTCTGGGCATCCCTTGCCGGCTGTCATGACGTTTGAGCAAGTCTACGAAGTTTATAAAAACTTTGTCACAGATAACCGCGACCGCAACAACAAGAACGCCGCAGTCGCCCGCAAGCTTAATTCGGAGCAGCCCTGGAGACCAAAGAAGCTCAAGGCAAGCAACCAATCGTGGAGGAGCAACCGCCCGACAGGATTTATGAGCTCACTGCTCAAGCGTGTCACTCCTCCATACAAGCAGATGATCGACCAGCTTTCGTTGCTTACCTACAGCAATTTTCCTTATGAATCCCTAGGCACTGATCGAGAAAGAGACATCTTCCGTAAAGAAATCACAGACACGTTTCGAGCTTGGCCAGGCTGGAGCGACTTTATTCAGCAGCTTATTGACGAAGACATCACATATGGCTATGCAGCCGTTGGCCGAAAAGACGAGTATTCGTGGAAGCCTAAGGTTTGGCGCTCCGATGAAGCGATGTTTTATGTGGGCTGTCCTCAGCGAGCCGAAGAATGTAAAATCTGGGCGTTGAAGGAAGACCTTTACGTCGACGAGATGGTCGAAGTGCTCAAGAATCCAATTTCGGCGGCTTCAGCCGGCTGGCGTGTGCAGCATCTTGCAAAGCATCTTAATAATTCCGGCCAGCAGTTTGACGATCGAGCGAATGAGGAGAATGCCCGTGTTTATGAAGACCTCGTCCGAGAAAACAACTTGTCTGCCACGTTCAGCTCAACCATTCGGGTTATTAAAGCTGCGCATGTTTTCGCAGTCAATCCGCAAGGTGGGGTCGACCACTACATTGTTGAACGCCAGGATGGTACCGGTTTATTTTTCCGGAGAAACCGCTTCGCAGGAATGGAAGAGGTTCTTACTCTTTTCTCGGCAGAAGTCGGCGACCGGACGCTTCACGGCTCGCGTGGCGCGGGTAAAATTCTTTACAACACGCATGTTTCGGTCGAGCAAGCACGCAATCTTGTTCAGGATGCTTTGCATCTGTCGGGGCTCTTGCTTCTAAAGCGGACTCAGAAACTCGGGCACGGCAGCCTCGAAACTCCCGGGCTAACAGTCAACCACCCGTTTGCAATTGTCGGCGAAGGCTACGAAGTTTTAGAGTCTGTAAAGTTTGAAATCAACGCCGAAGCATTCATGACGCTCGACCAGCATGCGACGGCCCAAGCAGAAGTGCTGATCGGAGCTTTCATGCCCGGCCAAGCTCAAAACGCAAAAGGCGCCAAGCGTACGGCGAGCGAAGTCAACTATGTGGCCAGCGTCGATGCGCAGATCCGTGCCGGAACGCTCGCCCGATTTGCGGATCAAATCTTCTCGCTTATCGATCAACTCCAACGCCGGATTTGTTCTGCAGAGACTGTGCTTTTTGCTTCTCATGTTTTCGAGCAACTACAAACTACTCCGGATGCCATCCCGGTATTTGAGAGCAGCCTTTGGGCATCGCTGGAAGCAGCCCAAGCGACGGAAGGCTTCAGGCATTTTGAAGTGCCTCGTCACCTTGAACCGGATGCCGTTCAATGCGTTTTGGAGATGCTCGTCAAAAAGTTGAGTCCAAAACAAATCTTGGTGCTCGCGCAGTCTTCAAGTCGTGCAAATGTTGAAGATGCTATCGCTTCACAGTCTGGAATTCTTGACATGATTGTTGCTCGGTACGCAATCGATCCCCTCGTTGACACGACTGAGCTTAAGCGTCGGGATATTTCTGCCAAACTGGGAGCCGATGCCGCGACTCGCCTGATGAATGTCGATTTGAACCCGCTTTCAGACATCAAACAGCAGCGGCAGCAGTTACAGGAGCTCACGACAATGATGCTCGGCAATGACACGCCTGTGGATCCGACCGACAACGATGTTCTGCATCTGAATGTTATCTCGTCTCGCATCGCTCCAATGATCCAAGACAAAAACATCAGCCCGCTGACGACGAGCCAGGAATTTCTCAAGCATGTTATCACGCACACCGGGCTGCATCTTCAGGCTGCCCAAAAGAAAGGCGTCAAGCCGGATCAAGTAGCTCAAGCGACTCAAATGCTGACGATGCTCCAGAAGTATGTCCAGCTTCAACCGCTCGACCAGCAAGCCGCGCAGGCTGTCAACCAAGCAACTGGGCCAGGAGTTGCACCGGCTGCAATGGCAGCGCAAGCACTTTCGCCGAGCGGCGGGCCGTTAAGCGCAGTTGCTCCGGCGCCGGTGTTAAATCCGCATCAGGTGATTTCAGACGTGGCGAACCCGGTCCGTCCAGGGCCGATGAAGACCCCGCCAATAGCTACAGGTTAAACTTTCATTACTTATCATCATGAGCAAATTTAATTGGAGACAGGAAGACGGCGTCGCGTTGCGTCAGTTCTTTAAGATTGTGCCGCAAGAAAAGCTGAGCAGCTTAATGAAAGACCAGTGCATGGCGCAGATAACTACCGAGCTCCTCATCAAAGGAACTGCAGAAGGCGTCGCGCGAATCGCTGCGATGAAAGCCGGCTGGGAGGCTTACGAAGAAGCTCTTATTAACCTTGCAGCAATTTCCCCTCAAACCACACCAGAAGCATCCTACAAAGACATGACATAATATGCCAGACGATAATGAACCATCCGTAACAGACGGTCTATCTTCCGAGATGGACCTTGGAAACTCGACGCAGCCTACAGCAGACGACATGGCCGCGATCGATTCGGCGCTTGACGATGCTGGAGTTGAATCTTCAGAGCAGCAAGCTCCGGAGATTAAGCCCGCAGAGCAGACGCCCGAGCAGACGCCCGAGCAGACGCCCGCCGAAACCCCAGAAGCTCAAGCCGAGCAAAAGCCTGCTGATTCTACCCCGGAAGAAGCCGAAGCGCAACGGATTAAAGATCTCGAGCAGTTGGATCTCGATGCCGTTCAAGCGCCAAAAGGAATCAGTCCCAAGAATGCCGTCAATTTCACCAAGCTGCGGGAAGTTGCCAAGCATTACAAGGACCAAGCTGCGGCTATCCCGACGCTCGAAAAGAAAATTGCCGAGCTTTCTACTCAGCCGAAAGGCATCACGCCTGAAGTTGAGAAAGAGCTAAGCGAATTGAGAAACTTCCGTAAAGTTTTCGATATTGAAAACGATCCCGATTTTCAAAAGCAATTCAATTCAAAACTAAGCAGCTTGGACGACGAGGTGCTTGCTATTCTTAAAAAGAACGGCTTGCCAGAAGAAGCTGAGAAGTCTTTGCGAGCGATTGGCGTGGAGAAGGCCAACGTCGAGTGGTGGGAGAAAACCATCCTGCCGAATCTTCCCTTCGTTGATCGCGAACGCGTACAAAAGCGTTTGGCCGAGCGGGCGGATATTTCGGAGCAGAAGTCTGCAGAGATTGAGAAGTTCAGCGGGCGGCGTGACGAAGTTCTTGCCGAGAGGCAGAATAATCTCGTCAAAAGCTTCGAGCAACAGCAGCAAGAAATCGATAAGCATCTTGAGCAGATGACTGCTAACGTTCCGTGGGCGCGTTTGCAAGAAATCCCAGAGAAAGCTAGCAAGGACGAAAAGAAAAAAATTGAAGCCCACAACGCTGAAGTGCAGCAGATGCACGAACATTTCCGAGCAGCTTTGTATCCTGCGACGCCCAAAGACCGAGCAGAAGTTGCGGGTGCCGCTGTGGCGTCAATCAAGCTTGCTGCGGCGTTGGACCACACGGCGCTGCAAGTCAAAGAACTTACCGAAGCGAACGGCAAACTCCAGAAAGAGCTTGACTCGATTAAAGCAGCCGGAAGACCACCTACGTCACGGGTTGCTGGTAATCGTACAGCTCCATCTGAGCAGAAGAATCGTCTGGCCATGCCCGATGAAGACGCCATTGAAGCCGGCCTTTCTGAAGCTGAAGGAGATTAACCCATGGCCACTAAATTAAATCTTGTCCCCAAGCGGCAGAAGAAAATCTCGACGGAGCCAGTAGAAACAGTTGTAGAAGCTTCTCAATCTGAAAAGCAGGTGGATATTCAAGTTGAGACTCGCGAGGACACCCAGGCTCCCATAGAGCCCGAAGAAGACCGTGATTACTATAAACCTGACTTCGTAGATAAATCAGCAAAAGACGAGTGGACTGGCCGGAATGTTTTTGTCGGGTTTCCTTGCTACAAACAAACAAATCCAGTAACAGCGTGGTGTCTCGTCGCGATGGCTCTTGACTTTGGCCCAGAGAAGATTCGTTTTGACATGGAAATTGGCGATGCGATGATTTATCATGCGAGGAATCGGTTGGCCATGAAGTTTCTTGAGACAGAAGCTGAGTGGCTTTTATTTCTTGACGATGACATGATCGTGCCCATCGGCCGCTCCAATTTTCTGATGCAGATGGCACGGCTTCCAGATTCTTACTCGCAAGAAGCAGCTTCATTAAATACCGTGCGGCGTCTCATTCAGCATCGCCAAGAATTAGTCGGGGCCACTTATTTCGCTCGGCATCCAGGGGGAAGAACCATCAACAGTCTCTGGCAAGATCAAACTTACCTCGAAAGGGCTCAGTCTTTTGGCAACTACTGTATGCCTTGCGATTGGGTTGGGACGGGATGCCTTTTAATTCATCGCAACGTTTTCAAGAAAATGATGTTCTCTTTCCCTGAACTTGCACCAACTTCAGCAGACATGCCATGGAACTTTTTTCAACCGATGACGGACGGACGCGGGGAGGATATTGCTTTTTGTGCTCGGGCTCGGGAAGTGGGGATTCAGCCGTATGTGGACACTCAACTCCAGGCTATTCACGTGGGTTACGGGACTTACGGCGTTCACACGGCCTTTCGTCAAGGACTATTATGATTGACATTCTCTATGTGACTTTCAGAGACGACTTGGAATGGTTCAAGTTTTCTTTAGCCAGCGTGCAGAAAAGCATGACGGGCTACCGAAAAATTATGGCCGTCGCCCCAGATTGCGACAAGCATTTGTTCGAGCATATTAAAGGAGTCGAGTGGCATTTTATTCCTGACTGGCCAGGCCAAGGGTACCACTGGCAACAGTGGGTAAAGATTAGAGCCTGGAGCTGGACGGACGCTGAATTTGTTTGCCATATCGACTCTGATGTCATGGTCATTGAGCCGATAGATCTTTCTGAGTTGTTCTACCAGGGAAAACCTATATGGCCTTGGCAGAACTATTACGAGGTGCCAGACGCGCAAGCGGCATGGGAGGAAGCCACGAAGGCAGTCTTCTTTCAACACAAAGACTGGGTTGGGAAAGAATTCATGCGGTGCTTCCCCTTCATTCTTCACCGGGAAACTTATGAAGCTCTCGAAGCGTATATCATCAATGCGCATCAGATGTCACTGGATGCGTATTTACAACACGTTTGTCGCTTTTCAGAATTCAACTGCTTAGGGACGCTAGCTTTCAACCGCCAATGGGATTTGTATGAATGGCGTGACTGTCATGATATGGAAACAATTCCGAAGTCTTTCCGTAAGGTGCGGCAGTTTTGGAGTCACGGAAACATTCAGGATTTTGTGCCTGAGCTGAAGAAATGGAGCGGACTATGAGATTGACAGACTTAACAAATCGCAAGGGACTCGGGCTGCTGCTCAACCAGCTTAGGCTAAAGAACATTGGAGCTGAGATTGGCGTGGCATATGGAGAGAATGCCGAGCAGATTCTAAAATTATGGCAGGGTCACGGATTGTTGCTCGTCGATCCGTGGGATCGTAAGGCGTGTGGGGAATATGTTGATGGCTCGGCGAACATTGACTTCGATGGCGCATACAACCACTGCATTGAGCGGCTCGCCAAGTTCCCATCACGCACGATTGCCTTGCGCATGACGAGCGATGAGGCGTTGTTGCGAGTAGCAGACAAGTCGCTTGATTTTGTTTACATTGACGGCAACCACCACAACCCGCAACTCAAGCGTGATCTTGATGGCTGGATCCAGAAAGTCAAACCGGGTGGAATCTTTGGCGGGCATGATTTTTATGACCTTGACGAGCCGTATTATAAGTGCGAGGTAAAGTCAACTGTGACGAAATTCACTGCCGATCGCAATCTTTCCCTGCATACAACCATGGCCGACGAGCTAGACAAATCTTGGTGGATACAGTTGCCGGCATGAAAAAGTTCTTGCTTGCTCTCCAAGTGTGGGAGGGAGATATTAAAGACGGCGAGTCTTTGTGTAAAGTTTTGCTCCGGCTTGCTCCAGAAAACGGGTACAAAGCTGCCGATCTCGCTTTAGTCACTCGATTCGATTGTCGGAAATTTTCTACCCGGTTGGTGCAAGATTTGCAAGAAGTGTTTGGGCAAGTTTTGCTGTTTACTTCTCCACGTAAAGAAACGGGTTATCCAGGGGGATGCAACGGACTTTGGCACGGCACGATTCAATGGGTTGCGGAGTCGATAAAACGTGGCGAAATGGACTATTCTAGCGTACTGACGACAGAAGCTGATGCGTGCCCGCTTGTCGGAAATTGGGACGTGCAACTGCAGCAAGCCTGGGAAGAGCGGCAGGACTCCAAAATAGTGGGGTATTGGCATCCGTCTCCTTGCGAGCCCGGGCATGTTAACGGCAACGCTCTTTTCGAGGCAACGCTTTTCAACGAGTCAGTGCAACTTTGGGGCTGCGACGCCAATCAGCCATGGGATGTTTACCACGCCCGATTATTCGAGCGGCTAGGCTGGAAAGGGGATTCTCGGTTTTATTCTATGTGGCAAACCCCAACAGTTTCTGCGGACTTTATTCTCGGGTTAGTCCGACAAGGCACTGTTTGGTTGCATGGCATTAAGGACAGCTCTGTGCGTGACTGGGTCTCCCAGCATACTCCGGCTAAAACAAGTCCTTTGATCGGGACAAAGTGGGAGCATAGTCAATTTTTCTAAGCAGTAAATTTTTATTTACAAAAATACAAATTTTTAATAAATAGCATTTAACCTTCGAATGGTTCACGCACGAACTCCCAGGCCAGCAAGGGTAAGAGCAGGCGAAGAGGACGACCAAACGAGCCACTCGTCCGAGGGCACTTAGTCAACCGCGGGGGAATAATCTCCGGCGACACTTAACATTTCGTGGTCATCCAACCAATTACTTGACCGCGATCAAGCAGAAAGAACAAAAATATGTCAGATTGTATTTCTCTTTCCGCGGTCCAAAACTTCGCCGCGAAAGACACAAACCGAATCATAGGGCAGATTGCCAAAGTCTTGGCCCGTAAATCGCCGTATATCAACATCCTCAAGGGCGGCTCGATCCCCAACGTTTCAGACGTCGTGCGGTCGGTTGTTCAAGAGCGGGCTGTTATGGCTTCCAGCTTGGCGGCTCCGGTATTCACCAATGATGTTTCGCTTTGCGGAACTGGTGCAACTCCGGATCAAGTCGGCTCGACCGAGTATCAGTACCAGCTCCAGTCGTTGCGGGGTCTTGGGCCTCGTGTCTGTATCAAAACCAGTCGCACGGCTTTCAAAGGCGCGTATCTGCAAGCGCAGATGGCCTTGGAAAAAGGTGTTCTGCAGGTTATGAATGCTGATATTCGAGCCACGTTGCTTAACCGCTCAGGTGTGAAATTTGTCGCCAAAACTGGCGTTCCATTTTCTAGCCTGGTGACTGGCGAAGCTCAGGCTATCGATACGGCGTTCTATCCGGTTCTTCCCGATGCGCCGATGAACTTCAAGACGCTGTATAAGCTTGGTTCTCTGCTCCGTGAGGATCTCCTCGTCGAGCCTTTTGGAACTGAGAGCGGCGACTTCTTCATGGTCATTGCCTCTATTGACCAGATTGAGAACTTCCGCAACAGCGCGGACGTCAAAGAAGATCTCAAGTATCTTACTGCGGGAAGCTTCAAGCTCGGCGAGCAGTCAATCTCTGGGTATCAGTTCCAAGGCTATCGCGGGTTTGCTTTGGGTGTTGATTCGCAGCCCCTGCGATTTAACGCGCTTGACGGAAACGGAAAGCCAATTCTCATTGAGCCAGAAATTAGTGTGGCCACGACTAACGGTGTTGCAGCTCGCCGTAACCCAGCTTGGGTGTCGGCTAACTACGAGATTGGGTTTATCGTCGGCGGCGAATCCTTCTCCCGCTTAACGCCAGAGCGTTATTCTGGTGAAGGTACCTTCAAGTTCGCGCCTCAGCTCTCTATGGGTGAACTCGAGTGGGTGTCTGTCCGGGACAATGATTGTAACTTGTTCCTCGACTTTGGCCAGCATATCTATCAGATCAGCCGTGCCTACCAGCCGCTTCGCCCGCACGCCGTCGTGCCGTTCAGCTACAAGCGTTGTGCCTTCGACACCGGACTTGCAAGCTGCTTGACCAGCTCGACTGGCCTGTAACAAACTTCTTCTGGGTGCCTCTGCCAGATGACTTCGCGCAGCTCATGACGTGAAGCGTCTGGCAGAACCCAGGAGATTTACTTTTTGAAATAATATGCCTCAATCTCAAATCAGTCCTTCTGAAGTTATTCCCGGAGCCACAGAGATTCGAGACTGGGATCATTCGGTGGGCGGTTCGACAGAAATCTTTCGCCAGAATAACTTATTGGCGCAACGCGCTCCCGCAGCGACTGACGACCAGAATCAAGGTTTTCACCGTGGATCAGTCTGGATTTATGGAGGAACTGTTTACACCTGCACTGACTCGCAACCAGGTGCTGCTGTTTGGCAGAGCAATCTTACCATTCCTGGCTACGCACCACTAGCACAAGCACTGAGCGTTATAACTGCTGGTGTCTGGCAATATAAATATCCTTTTGTTATTATTCCTTCCAACTCGGTTCAACTAGGAAACAGTCAACTGCCAATTGGTGCAGGGCCATGGATAAATGGATTTTATTACGTTGAAGGAAGTTCCGCAAAGGGATTGACTTCTTTGCAGTTTAACGATCTTGCTGGGATCTACGGAAATTTTTACATTTCTAATGCAGCCAGTTTAGGGACTATTTCTTGTCCAGCGTTGAAAATTTTGACGGGAAACTTAGACTCAGGAAATATCTCTTCTCTAGCCACGCTCAATGTGCCTAATTTGGTGGTAATTGGCGGTGCTTTGGTGGTGAACTTTTTCTCTTCTTTATTTACTTCCTTTAGCTTCCCTTCGCTTGTAGCTGTCGGCGGAAATTTTGGCGTGTTTTCAGGAGGACTAAATCTAACAAGCATTAACTTTCCCAATCTTAGTTCTGTGGGAGGAAACTTTTTTGCAATAAGCGGAACAACGAATTGTCCTACGTACAGTTTCCCGTCGTTGCAGTATATTGGAGGAAATTTCACTCCATCGATGGGGACTGCTGCTCTGACAATTACTCTTCCAACAATGGTGCAGTACAGCGGATCCATTTCAATTTCAAGCGCAACTAATCTTAGTTTTTTGGTCCTAGGAACTATCGGAACTTTGAAATTTATCCCAGGAAACATCACACTTTCAGGACTCAAGCTAAATGCTGCAAGCGTCAATGCGCTGCTAGCACTTCTCGTTTCGCTCGATGGTACGAACGGCACAACGCTCTGGGGAACAGGAAAAGCTCTCACGATCAATGGTGGCACGAATGCAGCGCCAAGCGGACAAGGCATCACTGACAAAGCAACGCTTGTTGGGCGCGGCGCAACCATCACGACAAACTAATTTATGAACTACCGACTCGTTCACTCTGACACAGATATCATCGTTGTAGTTGAAGACATCGGTAACACTGGAACGATATTCACCGTCTTCACAGGAACCCTTGATGCCTGCAAAGCAGAGGCAGCGCGGATGAATCTCAACGATCCAAATGATGCCTTCGCTCCATTTAACGAACCCAAATAATTATGTCCTCTATTTCTGTCCCACCAATCATTGACGATGCAACATTCCGCAAGCTTGTTCTTCAGGCTCTTGGACCAAATGGAGTGACTGTCACTGGGGTAAACTTCACTGGAGGGATTACTCTTGGCGCAATTTCCATCGATCATTCAAACCCAGGAGTCAGCGATGCTGTGAGGATCATTGCGTCCGTCCTTCCCACAAATGCCGCACAGCAGGACACCCTTGCAGCTGTTCTGGCTAAGATCTCTGGGGATCCTGCCACGGGAACACTTCAAGGGACAGGAAACACTTCCCTGGCTTCAATCCTGGCTAAGATTACTGGCGATCCTTCCACAGCAACCTTGCAGGGAACGACCAATGGAACTTTGTCCACCATCAGTGGAAAAGTTGCGCTGGATTCTTCGTTGCAGGCTATTCTGGCAAAGCAAACTGCGGGAGCTTCTACCGAAGCGACTCTGGCAGCACTGAACGCCAAGGTGACGGCAGTTAACACTGGAGCCACAGTGGTAAGCTCTGGCAACATCATTGCGACTCCCGTCAGCATCACCCGAGCAAACTCCACTGCCTACGAAGCTGGACGACTGGTGAAGAATTCTTCTGGTCGAGCATTTAATGTTAGTGCGTACAACTCTGGACCGGCTCAATTCTTGCAACTCCACGACGCAGCCTCAGCTCCTGCTGATGGCGTAGCACCAGCAATGATCTTCGCTTTGCCTGCACAGTCGTCTGTTTACTTTGATTTCGGCGGGGTTGGCTTGCCATTTTCCAATGGAATTTACATTTGCAACTCCAGCACCGGGCCGACAAAGACTCTTGGCGGAGTCAATTCATTCTTCACGGTTGGCTACCTTTAATTTATCATGGCCGGAGGAATTACACAACTCTATCCAGATAGTGGAACCTCGAATGCGCTTTATCTTCAAGGCGTCCCGATTAGCGGAGCAGCAGTTACGCCTTCGGATGGGCAGATCTTAAAATACAACGCAGCCATCAATGAATGGGTGCCAGGAACTGGCGGAGGCGGCGGAGGAGCCGTCAGCTCAGTCAATAGCCAACTGCCCGATGGAGCAGGAAATGTAACACTCACAGCTGCGAATGTTGGTGCCGCAAGTAAAGGCTTCTCGATCGCAATGGCCGCAGCTCTAGGATTATGACAAAGAAACTTCAGACCTACACTTTCACCCCAGGAGTTGCTGGAGTCGGAAACATTGTGCTTACAGGCGTTAATGTTCCGCTCAGCAACATCATGGTTATCACTAACCCGATTCGTGGGGTTGAGTATTACGATTTTGCGTCCCTCGCTCCTGCGTCATATTCGCAAGGAACAAACAGCACAATCGTGCTCAATGTCGATACGTCGTCCCACAATTCAGCTGATAAACTTACGATCATCTACGATGACAATGCCTCGCTCGCAGTCGCAGACGCAGCACTGGCTGCGATTGCAAATGTGATCGTAGGTGCCTATGCTGCGACTGGCGGGACGAGCGCATCAACTGTAGCTGTCCTTGGTGGGAAAGACACCTCGGGGAATGTCCAAGGCATATCGATGTCTACTGCTGCAGCAAGTGGAATTTCCGCAGCTCTTAATAGATTGAGGACGCTCTCGGTGCTTTCGGCGCAAAACCCAGGAGGCACATTTGATCTTCTGCAAGTCGATGGGTCGGACAATTTGAAAGTCACTTCGGCAAATGCTGCCTACGAAACAGGAGGGAACCTCGCAACCATCGCAGCAAACACCAATGCGGTCAACGGCACGCCCGGTTCTGCAATACCCTCAAAAGGCGAGCTGGTAGGCGGCGTGGATGGCAGCGGGAATTTCAGGCCCATCGACGTGGACAGTGACGGCGCGGTGAATATCTGCATCGAGCGGATTGAAGGCACAATGCCGACTGGTCCAGTTTCCGAAACAGCTTATGCGCTCCCGGTCACACCGAAGCCGCAGGGCGTGTGGAATTGCAGCTTCGCTAATTCGCAATCGGGTACGGATTCGACATATTTCACAACGATCCAAACCGGAACGGGAATGACGGTTAGCCAATCCGCATCCAACTTAAATATTATCGCCGGAACAACGGTCAACTCAGAAACGATCCTTCGTTCAACTCGCTCATGGATGGATGCTTTTTCGCTCCGATACGGGATAGCGTGCTCGCAGAGGATTGCTCAGAACAACTTTTTTGTTGAAATGGTGGACGTGATTGGGGACGGACTCACGATTGCAGCTGCAGCCGCTACGACGACTCACGGGTTCAACTGGACTCGCACAACGACCGTTTGCACAGTAAACGAGCCGGGGCATGGACTGGCTACAGGAAACTCAATTTCTGTAACTGTAACATCCGACGCAGCAGCATTCGCAACAGGAGCCAAAACGGTCACGGTGGTTGACCAGAACACATTTACTTTTGTGTGCTCGAACGCAGGAGCGACTTCGGGAACCTCAGCAGCGAATACGTACACAACGGCTTATGGATTGACGGTCACGATTCCCAGCAATCCATTCACCTCAGCAAACGTAGGCCAGGCCATGTCGATGGGCGCGATTGCGCTGGCTGGTGGATCATCTCCGGTCATCCTCCCGCAGCGCGTTGCGATTGCAGCAGTCAGCGGGAACAATGTGACATTTGTTTCTCAGGGCCAATCGGGAACTTTCGGAACAGGAACATGCTCGCTATTCGGCTGGAATTTTTACAGGTCCGCATATTATGGAACCGTCGCAGCAAACTCGTATTTTGATTGCGGTCGAAAAGGTTGGTTCGCTGGAGAAACAGGAATCACACAGGGAACTTCAACAGCACTCCCCGGCCTAATGGGGATTCTTGCTGTTGAGGACGGCATTGTTTCATTGATGGACCAAGCGACAATCAGCTCGACTGTAAAACAGACCGCTAATCGTGCGACGCGAGTAATCAATATTCCAGATCCTACAGTCCCGCTTTATATCCAGATTCGGGTGCTGAACGGAACATCGGCACCAGCGTCATCTACGACTGGTGTATTTCAGTTGGTGCGCGTTGAGGAGTTCGCGTCGCTTCCTGTTGCGCTACAATCATCGAAGTCAGTTGGACCGAACTCTGTGGTGCTGGTTTCCCCATCGGACAACAGCACGTATTTCCCAGTGTCTATCAACCAGCTTTCGGGATCAACGATTGTGTCGGCTTACGGTAATGGAGCAACCAACAGAATAATGTCAGTTGTTCTTGGATCATGCACGCCAAATACCGACGCGAATGCTGTAGCATTTGCGGGAGCTGGACGAGTCAATGGTACTTTAGTCGCGTCTGGGGGTGGAACGGGAGTTTCGATATCTGCGGATATTAACGTGACGGTGACGACGCTAAACTCTGCGACAGCACTGATTTTCATCCTGCAAGAAAGTTACGACAGTGGGGCGACATACTCTGACATTTGGTTTTCCACTCCATTTACGACATCCCAGCATATCAGAATGCCAGCTATCCCGATTCGTGGTCGCAGGCGTTGGTGTATGCACTCGGTCGGCGGCACGTCATCAACCGTTCCGGCGACGATCACGGCGCAAGAACTGCCCTGCGTGTATCCCGGTTCGACGCAATTCGTGGACGTGTATTCAGCAACGAATCCAAGCGCGTCGGTAATCAATGGGGTGACAGTTGCGAGCGCATTAGTTTCCACAACCCTTTCGAGCACCTCATCACCGTGCATCATCGAAAGTTATAAAAACATCACGATCAGCGGAGTATTTACCGGAGGCACGCCGACAACCGCTCCGGTGTACACGCTTCAAGTTTCGCAGGATGCAACGAACTGGAAATCTACCTCCTGCACGATGTCTCCGACAGCAGCAGGTACGTTCTCCTCAGACCTAGCTTTGACGGGATGCTACCGCTACGCCCGGCTCATCGTCACAACAGCATCCTCAGGTGGAACAGCCTACGGAGTCACCTACACCGCAATCAACGCACAATAAATATGTCACTAGAAGCAAACCTCACAAACATCATCTCGGTCCACGCAACACTCACGGGGACTACTCAACGAATCTCCAATGTCGTTGAAAGCGATAAGCAAGCATTCAACGAAATCCTCGACACGCTTCTGCGAAACCCTTCCCAATTTGTAGCTGGGTACGGAACACAAGCAGGCCCGCTTCTGAACGTGCTTGTGAAATTCGCGGAGTTCATCGACTCCTACTCTCCCGGGTACACGTCCGAACGCATGAGCCAGATTCCCCCTCACACAATCAACACAGACGGCAGCGTAACCATCAACTAACAAATGGGAAAAAACGGAATACTCGGGCTGGTAGCAAGCTCAAGTCTCGGCGTAGCCGGGACATGGATTGACAAAGCACAGCCTCATCTTGGGCTGATTGCGCTGGTTCTTTCCATCGTGCTTTCCGTTGTTCTCATTGCCAACGGGCTCATCGACTACGGCAGAAAGATGCGCGAATCGCGGCTTGCTAACCAGAAAGAGATAGACGAGGCAAAACGCCGAGCGGCAGACGAGTTGTGCCAAATGCGGAGAAATCAAGGGTACTGTCCGCTAAAACGACTTGCCATTGAGCATGAAGGATCATTCATCCCACTCGACAAACTTGACACCAATGAAAGCTAAAACTTACACACTGTACGCACTGAGCATTATCTTGATGTATATGGGAAGCTGTGCCACTAAAGCTCCCGAAGGAGCCAAAGGACTGAAGGACGTGTACGGGAACGACTGTCTTCCTCAGGCCATTGCCATGTGCGAGGGATTGCGCGACAAAGGCATCGACGCCGATGTTCTCGCACTGCAAGGACCAAGCTTCGGTCATGCGGTCTGCGTCTATATGTACCCTCGCGGGGAGAATCAGCTTTGGGTGTGGGATGCTTACTGGGGTTCTAATCGGCTCAATGCCTACAGGGACGATGCACAGTCAATCGCAAACGCCTGGGGAAAGTGGCAGGGAAAGCCAGAGTTGAAGGGGGCATTTTTAGACTGACATATGAAAAACAAAAACATCGCAGCAGCTATCCTTTTCGCAGCCTATGCGCTGGCTGGATGCCACACAGTCAAGCCGATCAAGTCGTCCATAACTCCAAGCACGGCAGCGGTCGGCGCGGATCTCGACAAGCTATCGCAGTCCTTGGACTCAGCCAAAAAGAACGTGGACGCAACCCGCGCAAAGCTCTCCGAAGTGGACGCAAAGGCTGTCCGAATTCAAGAATCAATCCGCAACTGGTAATATGAAAACTCTCCTCATACTTCTTGTATCAGTCTCCCTTTCATATGGAGCTGTTCCGACATCCATAGTATCGCAATACGACCTTAACAAGCGCACTCAGCTCATCGAGTGGATCGAACAACTCAAAGGAAAAGCCGATCAAGCCGACGCGCTGGCAACTCAGGCTCAGTCTGACCTTGCAACCAGTGAGAGCCAACGGCAGAAAGCGGTTGCTGACATTGCCGAACTCAAGTCACAGATCGACTCGCTCGCAAAAGAGCGGGACCAGCTACAGAATCAGGTGACGACCTTGCAGACGACAATCGCAACTCTCACGCAAAAGTTGGAGAAATCAAAAGCCGAAGCGCATCGCAATGCCGTCGAACGGGACATCATACTGTATGCGTTTGCATTTGCGGCAGCATTGGTAGTCGTCGCATGTTATGGACAAGTGCTCGGATTTGTCACAAAGATCATGCCAGCAGCCGCCCCGTTTGGACTGTTGATTATGGTTGGTGTAGCGGTAGCTACATTTTGGGCTGCGTATGGCGCGGCGCGGGGCGTGCTTGCTGTCATCGCATCGAAGTTATGAAGCGTACACCTTGGCAACGACTCACGCTGTCACTGTTCGGCATTCTAATTGTGCTGGCAGTATGGCGCTGGTCGGTAGGCCACCTATACACATTGCCGGAGGCGGCTCTATCTTCATTCACAGCGATCACAACCAATGCCATGTATGTAATTTCGGCCATCGTAATATTCATGGTCACTGGGAGACTTGTCTACGAGTGGAGCAATCGCACAGAGTCAATCCAAAACACAGTGTCACAGGTTGAGCACTCCAAGGAAGAAATCATTGAAGTCATTCGCGCTCCAAAAGCCAGCCACTTTGATGATGGTGGGGAGGGTCTTGATCCATGACATTCTCAAAACGATTTTTAGCTTTCCTCCCTTGGCTCTACAAATGGGAAGGGAAGGTGTTCGAGAATGATCCCGATGATCCTGGTGGAGCAACCAAGTTTGGGATTGACCAGAGAAGCCACCCAGCCGTCAACATCCGAGACTTAACCGAGGAGCAAGCAGACGAAATTTACTCGGAAGAGTGGAATTCTGACAATTGTGAGCGCCTTCCCTTTCCGCTGGGAGAAGTTTATTTCAATGCGTGCGTGAATGTCGGAAAATACCGAGCTGACCAGCTCATGGCTAAGACTCGTTCAGCGGGAACTTTCCTTGATGCACAGCAAGCCTTCTATGAGCGATTGGCAGAAGCAAAACCAAAGTCAGCCAAATATCTTAAAGGGTGGACAAACCGGACGAATGATTTGAGAAAGTTCTTAAAAATTGCATAGAGTTTTTCAGTGTTAAACTCGTCGAACTGTAATAGTATAAAAATATGAAAATGATTGATCTTGGTACGAGCCCAGAAGAGTCAAGTATGCCAGTCGAAGCTGGCAAAGACTCTTCAGAAAAGTATTATCCTTCGCTTTATTTGTCGGACAAAGAAGGACTCAGTTCAGCTCCAGAAACGGGTAAAGAAGGAACCGCAACTATTAAGTTTCGGGTTGCTTCAAAAAGTAAGCGAGAAGACAAAAGTAAAGGTCTTTCTGAATCAGTAGAGCTTGAGATTCTGGGTATTTCTTTTAGCGGAACTTCCTCAGACTCGTCCCTGCAAGACGATGAGATTGAAGCCGGACTTTCAGACGCAGAAAAAGCAGATGAAACTACAGACAACGCAGAAACACAAGAAGAATAACATTATGGCCGACGGCGACATCACACTATCAGTTCCTCGGGCGACTTTTGACCAATTTCGCTCTTTCATGAAAGCTTTCACGCAGATCATGGACGCAGCAGATTCCAAGATCAAAGCTGACGAAAAAATGGCGGGGGCCCACGGTGAAATGGGCGACCTCATGAATCCGCCGCAGACTCCCGGGCTTGAAGACTTTGGCAATGAGCTGAACGCGGCAAGCAACCGGGGACTCGGCATGGGGCCAATGCAATAAATTGCCATGTTTGTCTCAGAAATCATCGATGACGTCATCGAGGTTCTTGGGCGTTGCGACCAAACTCGGGCGCTGAAGAAAATTAGTGACGCCGTTTCGGCTTTGCAGGATGAAGGCGACTGGAATGCTAATATCGGGGCCGTTGACATTCGGACTTTTGCTGATGGCACTCGGGTTACCTTGCCGAGAGATGTTGAGACTCCTCTAGCCGTCACACTAGATGGCATTCCCGTTTTTATGCGGGACGAGTTTGCCCGGTTCCATTTGAATGGCGACGGTTTAGCAGATGACCGAACGGTGCACTGGGTATGGGATGATTTGCGGACTGTCCCGACCTTTATGGACTTCGGCACGCCGGGCCCGGTTCTTGTCTATTGCGACTTGGCGAATGATGCAGGCATTTTGCTAAGAATTCTTGGCAAAGACCCAAATGGCCGAATCCTCCGCGAACAGCAGCTTGACGGGTCTTGGATTGACGGAGTAACTTTTCCGGCACAGTTTATTTCTGGCGTTCCTTCAGCCCCGCCGGCTAATCGGTTTCAGCATCGTAGTTTTGTCATCACTCCGATGAGCCAGTTAGTTTCTAGCGCGGCTCATCAGCTGACGACTGGGGCTTATATGCAGCTCAGTTTGCTAGCGGGAACTTTCCCAACGCCGTTGCTCAACGGTAGTTACTATTATGTGCGGGCGATTGACGCCACGCACGTGTCTTTGTATGCCGCTCGGCTTGACGCGACTACCGGCCAGAATGAAATTGACATCACAAGCACTGGAGCTACTACAAGTTTGCTTTTGACGGACACCCGAGCGGTTTCTTCGCGGACTCAGTTCCAGACAAACCCTTCGGCAAACCCAACAAATTTAGCAGATTTTGATCTTGTGACATTTGGCGGAACGACGCTGCCTTCGCCGCTTAACTCTGGCCAAACGTACGTCTCTCGGGTGAACGGAGCGAACGCTCTTTCTATCTATAACAGTGTGACTGACGCCACGGCTTTAACCAATGTCGTTAACGTGTCAACTCCGGGAACGGCTGTGACAATGCAAGCTTTGAAAGTTTGCACCCCGGTGACAACATTCGCTTTCACAGTCCCGCATAACTTTTTGACGAATGACCAAGTCACTGTTACAAATTCAGGCGGTTCGCTTCCTGCGCCATTGCTTTCCGGAACGACGTATTATGTGCACGTGCTAGATGCCAACACAGTGACGTTGCATTCTTCGACAACTGAATCTGCAACTGGCGTGAACCCGATAGTGATGACCAACGTTGGGTCCGGCGTAAATGCACTGGTGAAAGTTATCCCCGCTACGGTGACGCTCGGACCAACTGGAAACATTGTCACTTCAGTTGCGCATAATTTAAGTCTTCCAAGCGGCTCTGGCGGTGTTGCTGGAACTGTCACGCTGGTGGCCCAGTCGATAACGGGCATAGCAGTTTCTAACGGCGGGACAGGCTACACAGCTTCGCCGATTGTCACTATTTCTGCTCCTGGTGGAAGCGGCACACAGGCTTATGCGTCAGCGACTGTTTCTGGTGGGGTCATTACTGGGTTTCAAATCATTGCTGGCGGCACGGGGTACACCTCCACTCCCACAGTAACCATCACTCCAGCGGGCGGGAGTTTAGTTAGCTTCACTTCAGACGGAACTTTCCCGGCCCCAATTACTCAAGGCACAGTTTATCGGGCAGAAGCTCCAATGACGGCGACAACGTTTACGCTGAACTCGACTGTGCCAGCTCCAGTCGCTTTGACTTCTTTGGGCAGTGGTCAATTGTTTGTAACGATCAGCCGAGCGTTTACCTTAGGATTTTTGCCGCAATGGCAGACGGATGCCACGAATTTTATTACTGGGCAAAGCATTAACTTTTTTACGCAGGGAATGCTTCCGACGACCTCGTCAAGCCCGACGCCAATTCAGATCAATCCATCTACCCTATATTATTTCCGGAAAATTAGCAACACCATTGTTGAAGTTTACGACACGAATGCCAATGCTATTAGTTTAAGCACTACAGCTGGTAGAATCTCGACTGTCGCACTTGGCCAAGGGGCTATGTATTTTTCCACGTTAGAATCTGTCGTGCCTATTGTCCGGGATAATTTTCTAGACATCGAATCTTACGGCTACATCGCAGATTTCACGAAAGTGCAGTTCACTACGACGGGCACATTGCCGTCCCCGCTCGCTACAAGCACGGACTATCTTGTCTCTATAGTCAATGGGGCATTAGCCATCTACGACACAAGTTCAGCAGTCATCACGCTGACAGGAATTGGCACGGGCCAGCATAACCTGGTTGTCAATCGTACACTTTCAGTAGTGCCCTCGCAAAGTTTAGATATTCCCGACCAGCAGTTCAACCTTGGAGATGCTTTGACTGTTTTGTCTGACAATACCTTACCGTCCCCTTTGGTACCGGCTACGACCTATTATGCCCGCCCGCTGGATTTCAACTCAGTCGTCCTTTACGATACTCTAGGGCATGCTACGAACATTTCTAGCACTGCTGGCGTTGTGACTTTCTTGTCTACCGGAACGGGCAACCATGTAACAACGCAGATATTACCACCGTACCAGATTGCGGAAGTTACGCAGATGGAAAAGCCTGTAACTGATGGGTATGTTCGGGTGTACGGCTGGGACACGAGCCAGATTACGAATTTAGTCTTGCTCGGAGACTTGCACCCGACGGAAACAAATCCAGCTTACCGGCGCATCAAAATCGCTGAAAAGACACAGTGGGTGCGGATGAAATACCGGAAGCGTAGCATCGCAATAACGTCTGTCCGGGACTTTATCAACTTGGATTCTAAAATGGCCATTATGATGATGGTCCAATCTCAGGATTTGCTTATCAAACGCTTTGCGGATGAAGCTGAGCGGTACCGGGTCATCTCGGTTGAGTATCTTAACAAGCGCAACCGAGCTTTGGATGGCCCGAGGACCTGCAACATCCAAATTGATGCGGAAGTAATGAACCGCCCAGACGATTTTATGGAGTAACATCATGCAAAGTCCAAATATAATGTCCGGAAAAACGGTGAAAGTCGATGCCGGATGGACAAGCGGCATGAACACTCTTCGGCACCCTTGGCTTTTGCAAGAATCTCAGTACCGCAGAGGGCTAAACATTGTCAACCGCGGCGGAGTGGCCCAGACTCGCCCTGGATTTGCAATGCGTTTGATCTTGCCGGCAGGAAATCTGCAGGGAATTGCGCATTTTCAAGAAACAAAGAATAACACGAACGTCGATTATCTTGTCGCGGCTGTCAACGGCTTAGTTTATGCTATTCCTTTCCCGTTAGCTCAACCAAGAGACTGGAGCAAGTTTCAACTCCCGCAAATTGGGTTTGACCCGAATGTTAATCAAGTCCATTTTTGTGTTGCACAGAAAACTTTGCAGACGCTTGCTGATTCGACTTTGCAAATTGTCCCGACGTATAACGTTTTGATGATGCAGGATGGCTTGAACGCGGCCGCTTACTGGGATGGAGAAGAAAGTCGGCATCTTTCTGAAGCGGCCCCAACCTTAGAGACACCGAGAGGAAACTGGATGACTTTTTCAGGCAACCGGCTTTGGGTTGCTCGGGACAAAATTCTTATTGCGGGGGATTTGCTCGATCCACTGAAGTTTACCGAGCGAACTGCTGGCATCGGCCGAGGAGATTTTGCTTATCCGAAAACAATAACCGGCTTGACAAGTTTTATTGGGGACAGCCGAACTGAGTCAGTTATTATTTTTACCGAAAGTCAAGTCTCGTCGCTTAACTCAGGAGTGAAAGACCGGACCAAGTGGGCGTCTACCGGTAATTTTCAAACAGTGCTCTTTCCGAGTATCGGCTGCGTTGCCGGGAATAGCATTGTTTTTCAAGCCGGCTTGATGTGGTGGTACGCCGAAGGCGGGCTGGTCTCGTCGGACTCAGCTGCGTCTAGCTATGTCACTTCTCAGATAACTTTCAAAGATGCCGAGATGGCTTTTTCGAAACAATTTCTTGCAGACGACCAATCAGGAATTTGTGGGCTTAGCTTTGAAAATTATTTATTGATGTCTTTGCCCATCGGGCAAAATTTAAACGCTGAAACTTTCGTGCTTGATTACTCAGTCGTGGGAGAGTTGCTCTCTGACAAACAGCCGGCCTGGTCCAGCGTCTGGACGGGCATTCGGCCTATGCAATGGGTGTCGGCGCTGATTGGGACCAAACGGCGAGCTTTCTGTGCGTCTGTCGATTACACGGCACTGTCTGACGGTTCGCACAATCATATTTGGGAAGCTTTTGTACCCGAGCGGCAAGACACATTTTTTGAGCTGGAAGATGACTTTACTACCAATGCTTATGTGCAGCCTATCTATTGTGAATTCGAGACTCGGCTGCTCGGAGATGGGCCTGATTTAAAGCAATTTTCTTACGCAGAAGTGGACATCATCGAATTAGCCGGAGACACAAATATCCGGATTGATTATCGCGGACGCCGGGGAGCTTTCAAACAAATCGCCTGCAAAAAAATGATTGCTCCTATCGATTTGGCTACCGCCGGAATCAAGATCACCGCAGACCAAGCTGTCGAAATGGGGTTGCTCCGAAAACAAACTCGGAAAATATCTACCCAAGAAGGGGACCCTAATGCGGGATGCCCAACGTGTGAGAGTCCTAACAGTGAGAATGTGGATAAAGCTTTTTCGCTGCTCGTCCGCTGGTGCGGGCAATTAGCTGTTGAGTCAGTACGAGTTTTTCTCGACGCTTTTCCTGAAACTGTGCATGGCGTTTGTGAGAAAGATGAAACTAAAGTGTGCCTTGTTGACGAAGGCGGGCAGAATCAAAGCTTTTCGCGCATCCCGGGATTCGTGCCGATTGAAGACCAATATACTTCTTCCGGAGTACACGCTTGGATTTCAAAGAAAAGCCACACTGAGACGCTTGCTTGTGGCGCTGGCTCAGTTACTGGACCTATCTCAGTCACAGCTGTTTCATCTTACAAATCTCGTATTTCACAAGCTGACGCAGACACTTTAGCGAGTGCAGCGGCCGCTCAGTCAGCATTGAGTCAAATCGCCTATCTTCGCACTCAATATCCATGCTTCTGGGATTCAGTAGAATATGTTACGAGGTCTTGCTATGCGACGCTAAACGCGGCAGTCAACGCGATAATCATCCAGACATACTGGGGGATTCATATCCCGTCAGTTAACCCGCCCTCGCCGGGAACGATTCTTGGCGGTTCTTTTTGGCGGTCAACTAATGTTGGCTCTTCAACTCCAACAATTCAAGGAAAAATTGCCCGTAGAAATCCTGATGGTACTCCGGACGTAGCCTGGGCAGTGCAGAATGGGTTTTTGAGCTCAACGATTCCAGTAGGAAGTGATGAGCCGACAAGCCGACAAGTCACAACAATGTCAGAAATGAGTGGCGGGTACGTCATGATTTTTGGGGAATTTACCCAGTACACTAACCAGTCGAGAGTGCGTGTCTGTAAGCTTTTGCCTACTGGAGAAATTGACCCGACGGCTGTTCTCACAGGCGGCTTTGATGTCGCTCCAGTTTGTTCATGCTGGTCGCCTCATTCCTTAACTGATATGGTCATTGTCGGGGGCTCGTTCACTTCGGCTTTAGGAATCTCTGTTTCGGTGCCTCTTGTGAGAGTTACGGCCGCTGGAACTCTTGATGGGACATTTACGCCTATAGGTTTTACTAAAGTTTACGCTGTGGCATACGACAGCGTTAACGATAAAATTGTGGTTGTCGGGTATTCTTCAGTTTCTGGAAAAGCGCGTGTTGTGCGTTTAACAACAGCCGCAGGAGCTGTAGACGGGACATTCACAGCTTATGAAGTAACGACTTCAGATCCAGGTTTTGCCTCTTGCGCAATCCAAGCTGACCAATCTGTGGTAGTGTCCTTTGCAGGAGCTAACAGCGGAAAGAATCTAGTTCGGCTTACTAACGCCGGAGTTATCGACGCAGCTTTCAATGTAGGAACTGGGTTAAACTTAGCAGCTAAAAGTCTTAAGATTCGTTCAGATGGGGCTGTGTTTTTAGGAGGTGCTTTTACGACGTACAATAGTTTAGCCGCTTCATACTTGCTTGGCCTAACAAGCACTGGGGGATTGCTTGGCGGATTTACAGCGCAAACTTTTGCTGGAGGTTCAGTTAATACTTTAGTCTTGGATGAAATCTCTAGCATGATTCATATCGGAGGCAGTTTCACGTCATATAATGGTACTTCCGGCGCAGCTTATTGGGCTCGTATCGACTACACAGGGGCGCTAATTTCAAACGCCGTTCAAACGACTCAAGGAGGAGCCGCCCGAAGTTCTATTAGTCAAGTTGATGCTAATACTCAGGCCTTGGCTTTGGCCAATCAGAAAGCCGTTGCAGCTTTGCCTTGCGCTTAATGTTATGGCGTCCATTACAGATGTGCAAATCTTTTTGGCTAACCCAGGCTTTGTAAGCCCAATCTCTACTTACAGCGCGGCTAGTCTTTACTCAGCCATCCCATTGCGAAAAACAAATAGCAAAACTCAGTGTTTATCTTGCGCCGAACTGACGCTAGACCAAACAGAAATTGCGAAATTTATCGCTTCGGCTTCTATTGATCCGGCGTTAGCTTTGAAAAATTACAAGTTTAATGACGTAGCACCGGCTGAAACAACTCCGGACATTCCAATTTTGATAGATCCGCCTGTTGGGCCCGTCGGGCCTGTCTTGTCCGTCCCGCTAAGCATTTGGCTTCCGATGGACTCGTCTGGAGCGGACCCGGTGGATATATCTGGGCATGGGTTTACGCCAACGCCAAAAGTTGGGGCTGTGATGCAGTCCGGCATAGTGTTGCCAGGCAAATCTTGGGCCGGGTATTCTCCAAGTCAATCTATTATGCTCGGCTCTCGGTGGGAGTTTGGGAACTACTTGGGATGTTCAATTAATGGGACCAACTTTATCATCGACGTACAAGTTTATTTGCCGGCTTCAGGTATTAACCCGGACCTTGATGGAACCCCAGTGCCAAATATTATTTATGGCGGCGGCGCGCCTGATTCTGGTGCGCCAAGATTCGGAGTTTTTTACAATAGCGATACTGGTTTGCGAGAACTGGCTATGCAGTCTAGCCAGAATATTGCCTGGGCTGCCGAAGCTTTCCCGCTAGACGCTTGGGTTCATGTGCGAGCAGAGTATGACTTACTTTCACAGACAATTAAATTGTACCAAAACAACGTTCTCAAAGCCCAGTATTCTGGTTATACTTACCTCGAAAATGGCGAAGGTGCCATAACATATAATCTCGGCTCCGCCGAGTACAATGGGCCGTATTCATTTTCTTGGGGTGGGTATATAAGTCAGTTTAAACTGTATCTTCCAACGTAATGCCAAACATTGCCAATAACGTAATTATTTTGCTGCCGTCGGCTAAGGCGTTTGTTAGTGCATTCACCGATCGTCCACCGCTTTCATTTTACTCGTCTTTGACTGTGTCTGGAAACCGCAACGCAGCGTCTTGTATTCCTTGTGCGCAAACGGATCTTCGCCAGCAAGCTTTAGCGGATTTCCTGGCAGAACTTTCAGTTTCGCAAGTTCGGGTGAATGATATAACTAATGCCTTGACAGAAACAGCCCCTGTTATTCCGCCAGTCCCAACCCCATAAATACCATGAGAGCCTCTTTTGTAGAAGTCCCGCAGTTCACTGAAAACTTTGCTAAGATGCAAATCTTTGCGAAGTCTTTCGGTCATCATATCGAACCGATGCGCAACGGGAAACTATTTGCTTTTTACCGGGATCAGCGAGTCTTCGGGTATGCAGATGTTTTGTACGTCCCGGTCGCTTTTCCAGCTTTTGACCCAAGAAGCACTACTCCACGGGATGTTGTTGAGACACTGCAAGGCTGGAAAAGTGCTTGCGAGATAACCCACGGCGGCGAAGGTTTGATCGGCGTACCCCTCGCTGAAGACCGAAAGACTTTCCCGGCAGCACAAATTGAAAAAGCCGGATTTTCTGCGATGAAAAGAGAGATTTACTCTTTAGAACAAACAAAATAGAATACCAAAATTATGGGCGGAGCCTCTACAGCAGCACCAATTCAAGGTTACAACCAGAATTTATTTTCTGGTCTTAACCTTACTAACGGCGTCACAAACGCAACAATCGCGGCAGCCCCGGTGCTTCAGAACATGGACATCAATGGGCTGCAGACTATGGTCGGAAACGAGTCCCTCAAGAATGCTCTCGACGCTGCTGCTCGTGAACAGCAACTGACTCCAGACATTGCCGCGACTCGAGCGGGACTCTCGAAGCAAGTCAATGAAGATTTGAATGGCGGGCCAAGCGTTCAGCTTTCTAACGAGTGGTTGAAGCAAGGCCTTGGAGATACCATTGCCACGGGAGCAAATGCTGATGGAACTTTTGCTCGGTCGGCTCTCGCAGATACTACCCGGCAAGACTATTATCAAAATCGGGATGCCCAGCAAGCAAAGGCTGCTTCATTACTTTCAGCGAATCCTCTTCCAGTGACTGGACTTGACCCTGGAACTTTGGCTTCGTACAAGACGGGCGTTGAGTCAGGGAACACAAACGCTTTGAATAACTACACGCAGAATGTTTTGGGAGCTCTTGGCAACGAAAGCCAGAATGTTATGAATGGCTTTCAGCAAGCTATGCAGATGGAAGCCGCTCGACGTTCGGGAGCTTCCAGTGCAAACAACGCTATGTCCGGCTCGATGCTGGGTCTTGGCGGTGCGGGAATCGGAGCTGCTGGGGCTATCGGTGGGGGTCTAATAGCTTTTTAAGCCATGAAAGAAATCGTCAAAGAATCTTGCCGTGTCATTGAACAAGCTCTTGACAAGTTCAAGCGCCCAGCAGTTCTTTGGAGCGGCGGTAAAGACTCAATGGTCTTGCTGCATCTCATCAAGTTTCAGTTATTCCACAACTTGCCGTGTATCTGCTTCAAAGAACCTTGGTTTCCTGAAAAACAAGCTTTTGCCAATTCGGTCATTCAAGACTGGCAACTCGAAGTATGGGACTGGGCTCCTTCGCATGTTAAGTTGTGTTCGGGAAACGGCCGGATAGATGTCCTAAATTCTTACCAGATAAACATGCCCGGGATTACAGCTCCCGATTTTATCACTTTGGCCCGTGGCACTGAAAAGCCAGAAAAAAATCAGCCCTACCTTTGCGGTGTAGAAACGTTCCTATCACGGCCCTTGGGCACGTTCAACTTTCCCTGGGACTCGCTGTTCCATGGGCATAAGTCATGCGATGTAGATCCGACTTCTGGCGAGATGCCGTTGCGGACCGACATTATGCAGAACCCCCTTTCTGCGTCCGCAATTTTTCCTCTTCGTCATTGGACTGACGACGATATTTTTGACTATATTCACGGGCATCAGATCCCGTACGACAAAACTCGCTACGACGTTGAAAAGCATAAAGTTCTGCCCAACACTCGGTATAACCCAGATTATTACCACGCCTGCTTTGCTTGCTGCGACAAGAAAGGCCCCGAGTTTGTCCGCTGCCCGAAATATAATGTCGTCATGAACAACAACCCGAAAGCCGTCGAGTGGTTTGAGCCTTCCGCCCGCTACTGCTCTTTACGAGATTCAAAGAAATCGGAAACCCATGCTTTCTGCCAATGAATATGACTGCACACGTTGTGGAGCATGTTGCGCTTACCGCTGGAGCTGGCCTGTCCTCAAACGCGATCGCTCGGACGCCACGGGTATTCCCTCGTTTCTCATCCGCGCCGACTTGCCACTCATGCAGACAGTTGGAAATCGTTGCGCAGCGCTTTCCGGCTCGGTTGGACACTGCGTCCATTGCACGGTTTATGAACACCGGCCGAGCGCATGCAAAAATTTCAAACCCGGATCAACCCTCTGCCTAGAAGCACGAGACCGGGTTCTTAACATACAAACGAAAGGAGCGCAGTAAATATATGGGCGGCAGCAAAAGTAGCGGCGGGAATAACAACAGCAGCAAAGAATGGGCGGCACAGATGGCAGCTCAACAGCAAGCTCAACAGCAGCAGATTCAAGCTTATCAGGATAGCTTAAACAAGCAGCAAGCAGCAGCTGCCGCACAAGCAGCGGCTGATGAAGCAGCCCGTGTTCAAGCAACGCATGATTCAGTCCAGCAAGCCGCTGACAAAACAGCGTTGACAAATCAATCAGCAACAAACCAAGCAGCCGGAAGCCAAGCGACCGGAGCCAACGCACCGATTGCTGGAAATGCCGCGGGGAATCTGGCTTCGCCAGGCGCTCAGACTGCTCCCGGGCTAACGCCAAATGCGACTCCGTTTGCCCAAGCGATTCTTAAAGCCGGAAATTCTTTTTACTCTCCATCCAATGTAAAACTAGGCGGGAGCTAACTTGTCTTAATTTATGGCTATTCAAACCGGAGGATTTAATTTCTCCCCGCAATTTGCGCACGACCAAATCCAAGTTCAGCAGCATCCGCTTTCTTTCGTTAGCGGTGAAAGCTTGGTGCCGACTTCCGGGATTGAGAAATATACTGCCGGACTTCATGATCTTGGTGCCGGAATTATGGTCGGAGTTGAGGGGATCGCCAAAGGACTGACTCGGAAGACGGAACTTGACCAGCAAAAGAAAGAGCACGACGAGACGCTCGCCCAGCAAAAACAGCAACACGCGGAATCCATGCGGATGGAAGAAATGCGGCTGAATCATGAAAAAGTTCTAACACCTCTACAGCAAGCTGAATTGGCTAGAATACAGCAAGACATGGCCCAAAAAGCTGTTGAGTTTCAAGAGCAGCACCCAACCATCCCTCCAGAAGATTTGCAAAGTCCGCGACAAGACTCAAGTCAACCAGTCCAGCCAGCTCTTCAAAACAGTCTTTCACCACAGCAAGAAGTTGTACAGGGGGATGTGCCTATTCCGTTGGGCAACGTTTCAGCCCCTACGGCAAAACCAAGTATCAAAGTCGGAGTGCCCAATGGCAAGTCTCCAGATGGAATGCCCGCAGTTGAAGCGCCTCTTCCGGCAACTCCTGGCGGTCCCACCCTGGGATTGGCTAATGCGGCTTCGCCTACTCAAGCAGAATGGAAACCAAACGCTAATGATTTACGTGCGGACGGCTCGCAGAAAGGGAATGGCTTTCTTGGCGTTCTTAAACGCCCAGATGGTGGTGTGTCTTCTGAGCTTTCTGTTGGCGTAGAAATTGGAGGCAAAGAAGTCGAAGTTCCTTCTATGGTGCCAACGCTTAGCAGAAAAGAAGTTAACTATTTACTGACTACCCCAGTTGAAAAACTAGATTCAGCTGATTCTAAAATGTTTGACGGTATCGTGCAAAAAGCAGCAGCGCATGCTAAAGAAAGAATAGCCGCCGGGAAACCAGTATTCGCTACAGCTGCAGAGAGTCCAGTTTCGCCCGTAGATTTAACGCAGCAGAATCTCGTTATTCCAGCAACTCCGGCAAAGGCTGGTTTAGCTCAAGCTCCAGTACCAACTGTGGGTCGCCACATGCAAGGGCTTCGAGAAATTACGATTTCTTCCGGGCCTAACGCTGGGCAAACTGTTGTAGTAGACAAGAGCAACAAGCTAATCCCAGAAAAAGAAGTGCAGAAGCGTCAAGACGCGGACTATAAAGACTTGGAGCAACAGAAGAGAGACGAAGACCGAACTTTGGCTCGCACTGAAAGTAAGGAGCGGATGAAAAATTCTGCAGCTATCGCTAAAAGCACCGAAGATATACGCAAGCAGCGATTGGCCCAATTCGAAAATTCGAAATTTTACCAGACGCCTGTCATTAAAAACTTCGAAGCTGTTTCGGGAGCTCGCCCGATGATCGGCAGATTCTTTGCTGAATATGACAAACTTCGGGCTGACCCGAAAGGACGGGCGCAAGGCATCTACGACATCGGTCTGCTAGATGCTTATGCAAGAGCTTTAGGTGGCGGCCGTGTAACAGTGGACCAAGCCCACTTGATTCTTCAAGCTAATAGCTTAGCTGATAAATTTCAGATTGCTTTTGGAAAACCATTGAATGGCCGAGCCCTCGCTGATGATAATCGAGATGCAATGGCTTCTTCAATAACCGAAGCCTACAACATGGGTGCCCGGCAAGGAAATGGAGTCGTTTCACAACTTCGCAAACAGCATTTGGCGCAAGGCATTACCGACGAAACTTTCTTGCCGCAGCCGTATGTCCTTTTGCATACGCAGGCTTCTTTGAAAGAAGGCTTAGAAAAACTCCAGGCCGAAGGCAATCAAGTCGAAGCAGCTGTTCGGCAAAAAGGCGGCGGAGATAAAGAAGTTCATCAAGCCTTGCAGCCGCTTCTCGAAAAGCGGAAGAAAATAAATCAAGAAATGAAGTCCAAAAAGTTCCTCACAAACGAAGACGAGATGCTGGACACATTCCAAGGAGCCGTCGGAGGAGCTGATTCAAATACACCAGGAAATTTAAGCTACCTCAATGAGTCTCACTAACCAACTATTTGCAGAAGCGGAAACTCCGGCTAAACAAGATGATTTGCCAGCACCTAATCTTCCCAGAGATACTGCAGCAAAACCCGCAATGTCATTGACGGACAAGCTATTTTCAGAACCCGCTGAAGAAGCTCCGAAAGCTAAAGAAAAGCCGAGTTTAACTGACCAGCTTTTTGAAAAAGCAGCAGTAGAAGAAGAAACCCGCCCCGAGGAACTGGCAAAACTCCAATCGCAAGGGAGACCGTTGACGGCGGAACAACACGGGCTTGTCTTCGATCATCACCGGCAAAAGTCGATGGCTCAGTCTGTTGGGGAAGTCCTTAGCGAGGCTCCTGGGGTCATATGGGAGGGAGCCAAACAGCCTATTGTGGGAGCGTACGAATTCGGAGCTGCCAATGTCGATGCTGTCCGCAAAACGCTTCATTCCCAGGATGCACAGGACGCAGTAAAAGCAGACCCAAGCAGCAAAGAAGCGTGGGATGCTCAAGAAAAAGCTTTGGCTGAAGCCGAAGCAGCAAGACTGAAACAGAAAGAAGCTTACCGGTCAGTGGGTTCTGGGGTTGCAAAATTTATTGGAGACGTTGCTGGCGGGGTCACCAAAATGGCTGTTAACGGAAGTGCTCTACAAGATTGGATTGACGAGCATCTGTATGTCAAAGGGTTAGGATATGCTGGAGTGCAAGCGCTGCAAGGGAAAAACCCTTACGTCGTTCCGACTGAAAAAGAACTCCGTGAGCGGTATATCCAGCGGCAAATGACAAACCAACGGGTCGCTGAAGACGCTCAAGCAAACCCCGACCGCCTGGCTTGGTCAGTGGCAAAAGGCCCCCTTGGGAATGTGGTGGCTGCAGGAATTTCTGACATTACTGGCCAGCCGCTTTCTGACGTCGAACCTGCGACAAGAGCCGTTTTTGCTCAAGAAGCTAAGCAGACTGTCAACCCAAGTATTGAGTCAACTGCAGCGCTTGGCACGCCATTTATTGGAGTGAACGAAGCGATGGGCTTGGCGCGTCCATTAGTAAGAGCCGGTGTTGAGGGAGCCACTGAGTTGGGCCTTAAAGGACTCGGGAAAACAGGTGCGCCACTTTCTTGGCTAAGTCGAGGAGCCAACGCCACACAGGACTTTATCAGCAACGCTGCTGAGAAAGGTGGGGAAGCCGTTTTCGGTCCGGAAGGCCAGCTTCTTAAGCATGCCTCTTTTGTGTCAGCTGTGCCTCTTAGGCCGCTGGCCAAAGTTACAGGGGTTTTAGGAGATGCAGCAACAGCGATAGGAAAACAAATCAATGAAGGCGGACTCAAATCACGGACAGGGCTCATCGAAAGGATCGGCCGCGAAGCGGCACCAGACACATGGATCAAAAACGTCTTTGGGCAGCAAGCAGCCAAAGCCATCGAGCAAGAAGTCGGAGAAACCACTCAAAATTTCGCAGCCCGAGCTTCCGCGGCTATCAACAATGCTGCAAAGGCATCAGGGACTGTTCGAGCACGTGCGCTTGACGCGACCTTCTCCGCTGTAAATCGGGCTGCTCAATCAGGAGCCTCTGCTGGAGCGATAAACACGTTGCTCGGGCTCCCTGATTTTGAAACGCCAGAAGAAGCTTTTAAGGCAGGCTTGCAAGGCGCTGGAATGGGCTTGGCGCTAGGTGGGGCTCATTACACAGCCCATGCTCTTGGGACGACGCTTAACCCGCACACAACCGGAGCAGAAAAACTTGACGCAATCCTTGCTCGGGATATGTCTAGCCGCAGAGCTGAAGAAGACGCTGATATTGCTCGCATGGTTAAGGCAGCAGATCCCGCGATGATTGACAACATCAAGAATATGTCAGCGCCGCAGGCCAAGAGTAAAGAAACCAAAGCCCGTATCGCAGCGATCGACGCCGCTCCTCCGACTCGCGAATCTTTGCAAGCTAAAACAGAACTTCAGCAGCAACTAAAGAACTGGAATAGCTACACCCCAGCTCAATTGGCTGAGCGTGTCCGGCTGCACTTGCTTGCTACGACAGATGCTTTAGAGCAGATGAAAACAACCGGTCAAGTTTTGGGGCTAGGCCAGACAGAAGTCGTAGTGCTTCCTCAGCATGCTATTGAAGGCTGGCTGCGAGCTAAGTGGGGAAATAAATTAACCCAGGCAGAAGCAGACTCCGCACGTCTTAGCCAGCTTAAATCTCTGTCTGACTCAGAGAACAAGACTCTCCAGCTGTCCGATCAAGTCATAAACACTTTCCGACAACAACTGCAAGGTGCCCAAAATACTCGGGGCATGCAAATTTCAAAAGGCGACTATACGAAACTCAACGCAGACAGCTCGCTCCAAACTCCAGCGCATCTGCAAATGCCCGGAGTCACTGGTGCGCATGTTTTAATCAATGCAGACGCTCAGCAGTCTTTTCGAGGAGTTGCCCCATATGCTTGGACGCTGAATCATGAAATTTTCCATGCTCTTCAAAACTTTCAAGAATCCAAAGCTCTTTTCCAGCCGCTTCGCGAGGCTGCTTTTGGCAAAACAGTCACCCGCCCGGATGGCACAACTGTTAAACTAGACGACGGCCTAATCACAGATGAATATCAAGAAAAATTCAAGAGCAACTACCTGCGAAAACTAGGACCCGGAGCTTCTGCTTTTGCTGATAAAATGTCCCCGGAAGATTTGAAGGCGTACATGCAGGAAGAAATTCTGGCAGAACACGCGGGATGGTCTGCAGTGACAGGCGGGCGGGCTTCGTTAGACAGCCCAGGGCAAGCTGCCATGGACTGGCTGGCCTCGAAGAAGTCAAACACGTTGCTCGGAAAAACCTACGAAGCTCTGGTAAACGCCGGAATTGAACATCCTGAGTATGGAGTGTCTGAAATCACCGGCCAGCAGCTCGAGCCGCAGCTTCTTGCTATGCTCCGGAATTACCAACGGCAGCAGCGGGACTTTAACGGCTCGATGTCATTTTCCGAAAAAGGCGGGCACGACGTGCCAGATATTTCTTGGAAAGACTTGATGACAAACCGAGCTTTGCAAGAGCAGTACAAACACTCTGAGCTTTTCCGGCACGAGCAAGTGATTACCGTTCGAGACAAGGCCGGCAATATTATCCATCAGGCGACAGTCCCGTCTGACATCAACGCCAACCAGCTGGTCGGCGAATATCGGATGCAGAACGGCAAGCTAGTTGATGAAAACGGAACGCCGATGACACTGGCCCCAGAAATAGATTTGACCGGCATGCCCGACGGGGCAAGGCTTTCTCTCGACAATGAAATCGTGCGGAATCCTGACGGCTCGCCGCAAGTGCTCACCAATAAAGAAATCAAGTCAAGAGCCAAGCAGAGGACTGAAGCCATCCGGAATGCCATTGACAAAGCTCCGGACGATAACTTCGCCGACCGCCTCCGCGATGTAGGAAACGGAACTTACCGAGGAGTTTTGTCTCCTTCTCAGCTTGCCGCAATTATCGCTTTACCGAATGACATCGTAGCTCCGAGAATTAAGAAAAATATCGCTGCCTTTAACGAAATTCTTCAGCAGAAGAACGGCCAGCGCATGGTTATTGAATATCAAGCAGCTTTGCGTGGTGGCAAGTATAAAGCTATTGCTCCGAGGATTCGTGACGTTGTGCCAATTGGTTACCACTTCAGTCAAGATGGAAATTTTTTGGCGACGACCATTTCAGTTTCCCGAATGTTTGACAAAATGAACGCTTGGAGCGCTAAGACTCCCGAGCGTCTTGATTTGTGGGCCCGCGATCAAACTCGCTTCTGGGAAGATGTCACGAAAGTCCTGAATAACCACGCTCAGGGAATTCATGCAGAAGGCGACTCAGCAAGATCAGAAACTCTTCTTGACAAAGACCCAGAACTAGCGCTGCAAAAGAAAAACCGGATCAACGACTTCTTCAACTTGTTTGACAAGCAGACTGAAAGCTTGAATCCCGATCGAAGCAAGCTGCCAACTCGTAAAGGCCAAGATTCCGCCGACCGCCTCATCATGAGTGTCCGTATGGACCGCATCAATGACATGATAAAGTCGAATGCCCAGCCGTTGCCGGTTGACTACGGCAAGATGAAGATCAACTTCATGCCCGGCGGAGAATACCAGCAGGATAATTTATCTGATTTTGGAGTGCCCCAAAAGGCTAGCGAGTTACTAGACGCGGAAGCTTTAAAAAAATATGTGCCAGAGTCTCAGCAAAAACCCTTCAGCCCAAAAGTAACTAAGGAAGGTGATTTTTGGAGAGTGGGGAACCTCTTGACGTCAGTTGAACCTACTAAAGAGGCAGCGGAAATGATCGCAGGTATTGAGTTAATAAATTTGCATAGACGAGGAGATACTAGGGCAAAGGTTCTTGCTCCGGTATTTTATCGGCTAAAAGACAATTCAATCTTTCATCAGTTACTGGCCGAATCGCGACAAGATTTGCTTAAAGCGGGCATTCCTAGCATTACTCGGGCCGTTTCTCTAAACCCTAGAGAACGGGGCCAGGTCCCAAGCTCTTTCACAACTGCCCCAAGTTTTGCAGAAGTGGTGTTTGAGGCAAAGCTGGATAATGTAAGTAAATCAAAACGAAAAAATTTTGACTATGCCAACAGTATTATTAAAGTACCGGTAAAAGATTTCCCGTTAATTGATAGCGACACGCTTGATGCTCTTTCGCAGCGGCTTGGACTTGACATTAGCAACCAGCCATATTTTCACGGCGGGCACATTGAAGGGAATAGGGGAGAGAACGAAATTTTTGTTGGGCCCTCAATAAAAGCGCCTGGCCTTAATTTCATGCCGGGAACTGACACAAATGGTTTCTACTCCAAGCTTCAAAATGCTGTAGAAAAAGACCAGCAAAAAGTCTTCTCTCCCGAGCAGGCCAAAGCCCTAGGAGCCAAGTCCACGAATGAGGAGGAGCTCAAGTGGAGCGGGTTCAACCAAGCTATCGACGACATTGCTGCAGCGAATGGCGGCAAGGTGCCGAAGGAAGAGTTGATGAAGCACTTGGCTGAGAACGCCCTACCGATTGAGGAGGTGCGACTTGGAACTCCTGAATCATCTAGTGAAGACAAACTAGAAAGGATGGCCAGAGATGCTTACGAATACGAAGACAATGAGACTCCTTGGGAGGAACTATCAGAAGACGAGAAACAGAATTATCGAGATGAAATAGAGATTCAATTTCATGAGGAAGAAGTGGATGAACTTGGAGCCCTCGACGGAGAGCCACGCAACACCCGCTACACTACTCCAGGCGGCACAAACAAGACCGAGCTGGTGCTGAAGGCTCCTGCTGGTGAAAAAAGAACTAGATTTGAGCAGACTCCAGAAGGGTTCTTCACCTACTTAGATGGAAGAAAGATTAACAAGCGACCAGTGGAGTCGCTAGAAGACGCAAAAGACTTGGTCCCAGAAGAATACCACGACGACACAAAATACCCATTCTCCTCCAGCGACACCACGCACTACAGCGACCTCAAAGCTCTCGCCTGGGTGCGCTACGACACACGGGTCGATGCCAAGGGAGAGAAGGGATTTCTCATGGACGAGTTGCAGAGCAAGTTGCACCAGGAGGGACGGGACAAGGGGTACAAGGGGGACCTTAAGGAGCAACCTATCACAGATGCCGAATGGCAGGAGGGACTAGCTCTCGGGGGAAAGTCTGCCCGGGGAAAGCTCGGCCAAGAAGACCAGGCCCGTCTTGACTTTCTTACCGATAAGCTACAAAGAAATGGCCAGATCATTGCTGACCACAGGCAGGCAATCCCAGACGCTCCCTACAAAAAAGACTGGCCACTCCAACTCGTCAAGCGGGTCATCCGCGACGCTGTGGCCGAAGGCAAGACCTGGGTCGGATGGACCAAAGGCGAGACGCAGGCCGAGCGGTATGACCTTGCAAAACAAATCTCAGAAGTTAGTATCCGAAAAGGCGACTTCAGAGGAAATACTTTTTTTGTCTCCGCAACAGGCAAAGACTCGGCAAGGTCCCAGGAGATTGCCTGGAATGTCCCGCTGGATAAACTTCCAGAGTATATCGGCAAAGAGCTGGCCGAAAAAGTGGCCACTGAGTTTCAGGCTGATCCTGAAATGACTGTGCGAGATTACCGTGGACTGGACCTAAAAGTCGGCGGTGAAGGCATGAAAGCATTCTACGACAAGATAGTGCAGACAGCAGTGGGTAAGTACATCAAGCAATGGGGCGGGAAGGTTGAAGAGGGAAGACTGCC